TAGTCTAAACACTATGACTGGAAATACTATGGTAAATCGTTCCCCTGGCTTTATATTAGGTTCTGGGTATGATTATAAAATAAGTAGAAGATTTGCTTTAGGAGCATCCTATAAAGCTGTAATTGCAATTTCTCCACAATTTAGTATGTTACATAATTTCCAAATTGGTTCAAAATTGGCATTTTAATATTTATACACATAAAAACTAATATCTTATGAAAAAATTGTTGAATTTCAAAAACATCGCAATCGCTGCATTAATCATATATTGTTTATTACAGTGGTTTAACCCAGGTGGAGTTATGCCGGGTGGTAGAACTATCAGAATTGATGGTAAAAAATACGAAGTTATAAAACACACAATAGATACTGTAGAAGTTGAAAAAACTAAAGTGGTAACTAAAAAAGGAAAAGATATTGTGCATGAAGTAATTGAGCACGATACTACAATCCAATTAGTAAATGTTGATACAGCAGCTTTATTAAAGGATTACTTAGCAAAAGTAGTTTACAAAGATACTTTAAAATTAGATGAAGGATTGGGAACTATTGCATTAACCGATACTATTACTAAGAATAGAATTTTAGGTAGAACTTGGGATGCTAAGATTAAACAAAGAGAAATCAAAGAAACTCTTATTGTTAAAGAACCTGCTAAAATGCAAGTATTCTATGGTTTGAATGCAGGATTTAACAAAACTGATTATGTTTCGTCAGTTGGAGCTGGTTTAGTATTAAAAACTAAAAAGGACAAACTTTACAACTTCAATATTGGTGTAAACAATAGAACTACTGATGGTACAAATGGTTCATTCTCACCTTATGTTGGATTTGGTACATATTGGAAAATTAAAGTAAAGAAATAATGATAAGTTTAAAAGCATTATTAACAGAAGCAAAATTTCCGATATATCATAAAACATATACATCGGCTATTAACTCAGCATTAGACTGGGCTAAAAAGTCTGGATATCAAATGGATGATGAAGAAATTGCAAGAGAAATAGGAATGGGGCCAAAAAAACCATCCGAAGGTAAAACAAATAGATTTTCTATTAGTTTAACAAAAGGTGGAAAACCACAAAGAAAGCAATTACACATTCAAGTGTATAATATGGGAACTTTCAAAAGAAACTTAGATGGTTCTAAAACAAGAAGTATGTTTGGTGGTCAAAATGAATTTGAACTAAACTGCTATATTGGATAGTGATACTTCTAAAAGATATATTAGCAGAAGACCTTCGTAAATGGTTTGGTAAAGGTAAGACTGGTTCTACTACTGGTGGGGGTTGGGATAGATATAATACAAAGGGAGAGAAAGTAGGTAAGTGTGGGGATAGTAAAGAAGGTTCAGCATACGCAGCATGTTTATCAAAAGAAAAAGCAGATAAGTTAGGACCTGATGGTAGAGCAGCATTTGTAAAGAGAAAAAGAGCAGCTCAATCAAAAGCAGGTGATGCTAAAAAAGGTGGTGAACAATCAAAAGGTCAAAAACCAACATTTGTAAAAACAGGTGCGTAATGATTAGGTTATCAAAAATATTGAATGAAGAAATTAAACTTGATATTAAGGTTGGCGATACAATCTTAATGGGTAAATTTAAAAACAAAAAAGTTGTTGTAAAATCCATAGGAAAAGATGAATATGGAATGCCAACGATAAATGGAAAAAAGGCAGTAACTTTTAGAATACCTAAAAAAGAGAAATGATAAAATTAATTGACATATTAGTAAAAAATAAAGAAACAGGTAAGAAGTACGATGTCAAAAAAGTAAATCCTGAAAAGCATGAATTTGCTTGGGATTTTAGAGGTAGTAAAGAAAATCCTAATCCTTTTAAAAAAGAAAAACCAAAAAAAGATGATGTAAAAGAACATCATCATGTAACACCAAATGAAAGAATTTCTAAATACAAAGAAAGAATTCAAAAGATAAAAGATAAAATAGCAAAAGCAGAAGACAAAAATTCAGATACAGTTAAATTACAAAAAAACCAAATTAAAGTTATTACTCAAACTATGAATAACTTTAAACAATCTCAAGCTATTAAAAAAGCAAAAACATCTGAGAACATAGAAGAAAAATGGAGTCAGAAGTATAAACGTTCTATTGATTGTAATAACCCAAAGGGATTTTCTCAAAAAGCACATTGTCAGGGTAGAAAAAAGAATGAATTGGTAGAAGAAGCACTTGAATTATTTTTAGAAAAGAATTGTCCAACTGACCCAGAAAAGTGGTCAGCATCTAAAGCAGCAGCAAAAAGTAAGTTTGATGTATATCCATCAGCTTATGCAAATGGATGGGCTGCAAAAAATTACAAATCAAAAGGTGGTGGTTGGAAAACCTGTAAATAATATGATAAAGTTAAAATCATTAATCAAAGAAAATTTTGTACAAGAAGCTGTAACATGGCTATTTGTAAATCTGGCTATATTTGTAATTAGTAATGTCATAAGAGGTATCAGAAATAAATCCGAATATAAAAATTATACACAAGAACCACATATAAAATGGTTAGATAGAATTGGTAACAATACTAATTTTAATAAATATGTTTACTTTACACTTAAAAATGATAAAAAAATAAAAGAGTTTGATGTAGAAGTAGAAAAATTAAAAGATACCAATAAATCTATGAAAAAAACAAATTTACTTTGGGATAAATTTCAATATGAAAAATCTTTGGTTAGTAAATGGTTAAGTTCCAAAATAGCACAAGACGAATTAGAAAAAACATTCAAAGAAATACATCCAGACAAAAATGAAAATAGTAAAGATATTCCATTAAAAAACGGACTAACAATAAGTTACAAACAATGGAAAAATAATATAACTAGGGATGCGGTTAAGGAATGGGCTGATGTATTAAATGATGGTACTACAAAAAAGTTTATAAATAAATTTGCACAACAACAAGGATTACCAACCATATGATAAACGAATGTATTATTGTATCCAAAGAAGTTGGAGATAAGTTTATCTTAGCTAAAAATAGAGATAGAGCTTACAAACCAAAACTAGAAGTGGTTCATACTATTATAGATGGTATTGAAGTAGCATATCTACATGATATGATTACCGATTGGAGCGAAGGTATGAATGCTAATGGTATTGGTGTTGTAAATGCGGCTCTTTTAGTTGGACATGATGAAGCTGAAAAAAAGTTAGTTAAAAAAGTTGGTAAACCTGGACCTGATGGTGATAAGATGAGAAATATTATTAAACAGCCAACTCTTAAAAAAGCATTGGTTGCTTGTTTAACATATAAGAGTAAATCAAATCTTTCTTTAAAAGGACATACATTTATATCTTCACCAAAACATATGATTAGTGTAGAAGCAACATCTAAACACAAACCTGATGTAAAACTTCACAATACTGAACATCCGGTAGTTAGAACAAATCATGGACATGTATTTACTGATGCTGGATATACACATGGCGAAAAATATCTTTCATCTAAAATGAGAAAGATAAGTGCTGAAAAGACTGTTGAAAAGGTAACGGATTGGACACAAATAGCACAGGCTATGAGAAAGGAGTTCTTCCCAAAAGAATCACAATTGAATATGAGAAGACAGGCTAAAGATATGTTTACATCTTCTCAAACTATAATGAATCTTACCGATAGAATATTAGAAATTGAGTATTTTGCGGATAAAGTAGAATCATTCGAAGGGGTTAGAAATGAACTACCAAAAGATTATCAACCGAAGATAAAAATACAGGTTAGAAAGCTTGAATCCTAACTTTCATTAATATACATATTTATAGACATACAAAAACAATAAAGTATGTCAACAGATTTCGAGTTATTTAAAGGAAAAAATCTAAGTTCTCTATTTGAGGACATTTATAACAACCAATTAAGTAAAAAACAAAAAATAAGTTCTTTAATTGAAGAATTGAAGAAAATGGTAAAACATGCGGGTGATGTTGCAACAGTAGGACCGGTGCTATCATCTTTAATAGATAGTTCAGTAAAGAACGATGACCAATTGGTAAAATTAGCAACTATCGCACAAAAAATTATAGCATCAGAAAAGAAATCAGAGGGACAGGATGGTTTCCTTACGGAGTTTGAAAAGAATCAATTACTTAAAGAATTAGAAGAAACAAAACAAGAAGTAGAAAGAGTAGATGATTTAGAATTTGAATTAGAAGAACTTAAAAAAGCAGTAAAATAATATGGCAGGTTTATCATCTGGTAGAGTTAATACAGCAAACGGATTATCTAATAATATTGCATCCTCATTTGAATCAAAAATAGGATTTGTTTATGATGTTATATTAGATGAAAATAATACATATGCCAAAGAACAAAATCAGTTTTCAGTTTTTTCTGGATGTATTAGATTTAGAACAAGAGAAACTTCCGTATCTAATGATAAAGAATTACCAATAGCATATCCATTTGATAAGAGTTTTAAAAATCTACCTATTAAAAATGAAATAGTAGAAATTTTAAAATTACAAAATGGAGTATTCTATTATAGAAGAATTACACCAACATTTAATCCGTCTGTAACAGCATTTGCAACAGCAATAAAAGATGAATTTGCAAAAGATTCAAATCAAAAAGGTTCTTCTCAAGATTATAATAATGTATCAACAACTGGTATATCAAATACAAATCAATCAAATGATTCAAAAACCGATGGATTTGGTGAATATTATGAAACTCAAAGAGGTATTCATAATTTAAAATTATATGAAGGTGATTTAGTTATTGAAGGCAGGTTTGGAAATACTATAAGACTTTCTGGATATAATAACCCACAAAAAAAATTTTCACCAACTTTAATAATAAGAAATAATGAAAGTTTATATCAAAGAACTGATAAGTTTCCTGAAAATCAAACTGTAGAAGAAGATTTTAATAGAGATGGTAGCATTATATCATTGACATCAGACCAATTTGAATTACCATTTACACCTGGTACTCTATCTGATAAAGGTTCGACTGATTTTGAAACAAAACCCGCTTCATTTCAAAATTATCCAACAAAATTAACTGGTGACCAAATTTTATTAAATTCTGGTAGAATTATATTATCTGCAAAAAATGCAGAAATGATGTTTTTTTCGAAAAAGAATTATGGATTTATTTCAGATGGTGGAATGTCAATAGATAATAAATTAGGAATAGATGTAACAGTTGGTGATAATATTAATTTTGTTACAAATGATAAAGATGTAGTATTTTATACTGGACAAGGTTCTATATTTTTGGGAAGTACTGAATTAGAACCATTGGTTAAAGGACAGCAATTGGTTGATTTATTAAGCGAATTAATAGATGCAATAACTCAACAAATTTACCTAACACCATCCGGTCCAACAGCAGAAGGTCCAACTAATTTATCTCAATTTGGAAATATTAAATCTAAATTAAATAATATATTAAGTAAATTAAATCAAACATCATAATGCCAATAACTACAATTAGACAAAATATATTAGAGGGAGAAAAAAATTCATCAAATCAAAGTGATATAAATTATAGTATAGACCCAAAAACCGGTTTGCCAAAAAACACGCAAACATCACAAGCATCCGCTCAACAAGCAACAGGTCAATCTGCTACGCAAAATCAAAATGCAACAAATACTGCTAATGCTTTATCTCAAGCCGGCGCTCTAGCTGGTCAGGCTGGTGCTTTGATTGGACAGGCTGGTGCATTAGCCGGTCAAGCACAAGCTGCAATAGCTGGAGCTCAAGCAGCTGTTGGTGGTGCTATTGGTGCGGTTGCTGGAGCGGTTGGTGCAGTTACTGGAGCAATTGGGGCAGCTAAAGGAATAATTGGAGCTATTAAAGGATTTAAATTACCAAAATTACCAAAAGTACCAAAGTTTAAACCTAAAAAACAAAAAAAACCAAAAGTATTTTCTAAAAAAGATAAATTAGGAAAAATAAAAGAACTTACAGGAAAAATTCCAGAAGTACCAAAAGTACCAAACGTTCCTACATTAGATACATCGAAATTAAATAGTTTAAATTCTGGAATCAGTTCAGCAGTATCATCTGCACAAAATAAAGTATCTGGAATTCAATCAGCTGCACAAAATGCAGTATCTAATATAACATCTAATATACCAAAAATATAAAATATGTCTTGGGCTGTATTTAAGGCAAATATATTAAAATATTCTAACAATCCAAACTCTTTACCTGATTTAAGGAGTGTTGCCAAATTATGGACAAAAGAATATGATGCGGCAATAAAAAGAGGATACGATACCGTTAATTTTGTAAAAGTTAAAAAAGGAAATACAGAATTAATGGAAGAACTTTTTTATGCAGCTTTATTAAAAGGACAATCATCAAAACAACCATACGATTTAGTTGGTGAATTAGGAAAAGCAGTTCAAGCCTATTGGACAGGTGCAACACTAAATGAATTACCACCACCAATAATACCTGCACCGGGTTCAACGGCAAACATAAGCACTTTATCAAATGTAGTAACAAATGTAGGACAATGGACTCCACCACAACAAGTTGCACCAGCACCACCAAATAAAGATCTTGATAACACTATCAAAAAAGATTTTGAAAAGTATAAAGAATCTAAAAAAACATATGATGATTTATTTAAAACAACAATAGTTGTTTACGATGATAGACTTCCAACACCAACACAAATACAACAAGATGTTATAGAATATAAAAGAGATTTGGGACAAGATACTACATCCGATACATCTGATGTTGAAAAAGATGAGCAAGATGAAAAACCAAAACCAAAAATTGACCCGGTTAAGGGTGATAAAAAATTGTTTGATAAAGTTGGAAATGGATTATGGCCGGCAAAGGGAGAATATGGAAATTTTGTGGTGGATATTAAAACTACAAAAACAGAAAGTTGGTATAAAAAGAAACAATTGACAACATCTGATGAAATAAACCAATATTTACAAGAAACTAAAGGAAAGGGAGTAAGAGTTTGGTGGGTACAAAATGAGGAATATATACGAAAAAATTGTACAACCCTCACAGTTCCTTTAGCAAATGGAGAAGCTTCTATTTTAGTTCATAAGCAATTAAAAATAATTGCAGAACCTGCTTTTAAAAAAATAAAAGCGAAAGGATTAAATAAATTTATAAAAACTTGTTCAGGTGGGTTAGCAATAAGAAATGTAACAAATGGTGTAAGACTATCAAACCACAGCTGGGGATTGGCAATTGATATGAATGCTGAAATATATCCGATAGGGACTAAATTTGGTTCTGATGGTATATATAAGGGAAAAGATAAAACTAGAGATTTTAATGATTTTGATTTGGGATTTTTGGAAGTAGCTAAAGTTTTTCAAAATGAGGGAATGACTTGGTTAAAAAGTTTTGACCCAATGCACGTTTCAATATATGAATAATATTTAAGTTATGTCAATAATAGACCCTACCAAAAATACTTCTTTAATAATTGATGATTTTATTCAATATGCAACCCAACATTTAACTACGGTTTCGGGAGTAGCTTCAACAATATCATTATATCCAACTGTACCTGTACCAACTCCTGGACCAGGTGTGGTTATTTGGTCTGGTTATACAGTAACACCATCAACACCATCGCCACAAATACCACCATCGGATGATTCACCAGAATCAGAAGGAAAGGGTGTGGATGAGCATGAAAAAAATAATGGTAAGGTAGATAGTGATAAAAAAATAGAAGCAAAACCAGCCGAACAAGCTACAACAAATTTTGATTACGCACCAAGATCAGCACCCACTCCGATACAAGGTGAACCACCTACCGATTTTAAACCAGAAGAAAAACAACCTTCAACTGAAAATTTAAAAAAGATAGAAAGTGGCCCGCCAGCTAAAATATTTGCTCAAGTTGGAGCTATTGGAGTTTCAGCACCACCTGATTGGAAAGGTAAATACGAAAATGGAACTTTACCATCAGATACTATGATTGGTGTTGAAAAGGGTGGTAGGGCAGAATATACATACAAAGGTACGGGCGGTTGGTATTTACTACATCCAGAAGCAGCAAACCAATATTTTAAACTTAAAGCAGCTGCAAAAGCTGCTGGTATTGGATGGACAATAACATCTGCTTATAGAAGTGTATCACATCAAAGTTCTTTGGGTAGTGGTTCTACAATAGCTAAAGCTGGTAAATCTCCACATGGTTGGGGATTGGCATTAGATTTTGGTGAATTGTATAGAGCAGTTGGTGGTAGTGGTGTACCTAGTGTTAATAAACAAGGTAGAGAAACATCATCTTTATATAGATGGCTATCCAATAATGCGCCTAAATATGGATGGTATAATCCATATAGATTGGCAGATGGTAATGGTGTTGATGAGATGTGGCATTGGGAATATTGGGGATTTTATACAGATAAGGTATAATAAACCCAAAAATAATCCATTTAAATATTTATAAACATAACAATAAAGAAATATGAATACTGATAAACTTTTAAAAGCTATTCAAATCTTAGTTCAAGAGGAAGTTAAACAACAACTACCAGCTCTAATTAAAGAGGGAGTTAAAGCCGAAATGAAAAAAATGATGGCTGAGGGAAAGGTTGTAAAACCTAAATCTGAAGGGTTGAGTATGGCTAAAGCTATTTTAGGTGATGATAATACTATTGTAGAATCAAAAAAAGAATATAGCAAAAATCCAATGATTAATCAAATTCTTAATGAAACTAAAGCAGCCGTTGGAAGCGATGGTGGTTTTAGAACTATGAATTTTGGACAAGGTGATATGGGTTCTATTATAGGTAGAACAGCAATTGCTGAAAAAATGGGTTACGGAGATTTCACCAGCGGACCTCAAAAAACTGGATTGGGAGTTCAAACTGGTGTAGCTGAATTAGATAAAGCATTGAATAGAGATTATTCAGAGCTTGTTAAAAGATTTAAGAAGTAATGCCTGTAATACTTGGTCAAAAGAGAGTAATTGATACTAAAGAGTATAATGATTATGCAATAGGTATAACCTTACCATTACAAATTGGTAATACTGCATTTAATCAATCATTTACTACCGCAGAACAAGTAAAAACAAATATTAAGAGTTTACTTCTTACAAAGAAATATGAAAGAGTAATGCAACCAAATTTAGGAAGTGGATTGCAAGAATTACTTTTTGAACAAAATACCGAAGATTTGCCTGATAGAATTGAACAAAGAATTTCTGAATCATTATCTATGTGGCTTCCTTTTGTTACAATTGATACAATAGATATAAAACAATCTAATGATTTAAAAGATAGAAATCAAGTAGATGTTTCTATTAAATTTAGAGTTGGAGAAAATCCAAAACTAGAAGCATTAACATTTACAGTTCAATAATTAAAAGATGGCCTTAAAAACTACAAATAAAAATTTTAAAAATAAAGGAAAGGATATAAAATATCTTAATAAAGATTTTGCATCTTTTAGAGATAGTTTAATAGATTTTGCAAAAAACTATTTTCCTAAAACTTATAATGATTTCAATGAAACATCTCCTGGTATGATGTTTATTGAGATGGCTTCTTATATTGGTGATGTTTTATCTTACTATGTGGATGATACTCTTAAAGAATCAATGTTACCATATGCAGAAGATAAAAAAAATGTATTATCATTAGCTCAGTTTTTAGGGTATAAACCAAAAGTAACAGCACCAGCAGTAGCAAAACTTTCTGTTTATCAATTAGTTCCATCAATAGGAACAAGCGCAGATAATAAGCCTGATACAAAATATGCTTTAAAAATAAAAGCAGGAATGAGAGTAAAATCTTCAAAAACAGGAGTTTTGTTTAGAACAACAGATATTGTAGATTTTAGCGATGAAACTGATAGAGAAACTTCTGTATATCAAAGAGATGTGACAACAGGAGAACCAACATTTTATTTATTTAAAAAATATGTAGATGTAATATCAGCAACGGAAGTAATTCAAACTTTTACTTTTGGAAATTATAAAGCTTTTGAATCAATTAAATTAGGAGATACTGATATTATTGAAATTTATGATGTTAGAGATTCTGATGGAAATAAATGGTATGAAGTTCCTTACTTAGCACAAGAGATGGTTTTTGTTGAAGAACCAAATACAGAAGCAAACGATTCTGATTTGTATCAATTCAAATCAACTGTACCTTATATTTTAAAAACAATTAAAACTTCTAGAAGATTTGTTACAAAAATAAATTCAGATAGTACAACAACTTTACAATTTGGAGCAGGAGACCCAACTGCATCGGATGAATTATTAATACCAAATCTTAAAAATGTTGGATTGGGATTACCAAATTCAATTAATAGACTAGAAGAATCATTTGACCCAACAAACTTTTTAAAAACAAAAACTTATGGTACATCACCATCAAATACAACTATAACTGTTAAGTATTTTAAAGGTGGTGGTGTTGAATCAAATGTAGCACAAGGAGAATTAATTCAAATTGATGGAGTTGAGTATGAAGAAGATTTATCACAATTTACTAGTGCAGAAGTAAGAATTTTACAAACTACAAAAAATTCAATAGCAGTTGACAACGAAACACCAGCTATTGGTGGTAGAGGTGGTGAAACTATTGAAGAAATTAGACAAAACGCATTAGGAAACTTTGGTTCTCAAAATAGAGCTGTTACGGCAAAGGATTATCAAATAAGAGTATTATCAATGCCATCTAAATTTGGTGGAGTTGCAAAAGCATACGCAGTTGCTGATGGTACTTTAGATAATAATTCCCCATCATCAATTTTAGCATCGCCGAATTCACTTCAACAATTTACTGATTTGGTAATGAGTTTTGTTAATAAGCCTGATAGCGAAGAACCAACAGCAGCAACGGTAAAAACCGAAATACAAAATTTTTTAATTGGAAAAACTTCAAATGAAAATGAAAAAAACAATCCGTTTGCAATTAATCTTTATTTATTAGGATATGATAGAAATAATCATTTAATAAGTTTAAACAGAGGTGTAAAAGAAAATCTTAAAACATATTTAAATGAATATAGAATTTTAACTGATGGTGTAAATTTCAATGATGGTTTTATAATTAATATTGGTATTGATTTTGAAATAATTTGCTATCAAAATTACAATAAAAATGAAGTAGTAGCAAAATGTATTACAGAATTGAAAGATTTTTTTAATATAGATAATTGGAGTTTTAATCAAACAATTAATTTGAGTGAAGTTGAACTAATAATAGCAAATGTTGAAGGAGTTCAATCAGTACCATCTGTTGTAGTTACAAATAAATGTGGCGGAAGATATTCGGTAAATTCTTACAATATTGATGCAGCAACTAAATCAAAAATTATTTACCCATCATTAGACCCATCGGTTTTCGAGGTTAAATTCCCGGATTCAGATATTAAAGGAAGAGCAAGATAATGGCATACTATTTTTTAACAGCATCAAAAGATGCATCGGTTTATCTTCAACAACCAAATCAAAATACTGGTTTGGATGAGATATTAGAGATAAGTAAAGTTTACTATGGAAATATAAAAGATATTTCTAGAGCACTTTTAAAATTTGAAGTAGGATTTTTATCATCATCTTTGGTTGATACATCAATCTCCATGTCTGAAGCAACTTTAATATTAAAAGAAACAAAGAGTGAAGAAATTCCATTAGAATATACAATTTATGCAAATGCTGTTTCAAGAAGTTGGGAAATGGGTACTGGTACTAGATTTGATAATATTTCAACGCAAGGGGTAACTTGGAATTATAGAGAAGGTGATACTAAATTAGATTGGTTAGATAATACTTTAGCGGATGGTAGTGATGCTAATCCAAATAATGGTACAGGTGGTACTTGGTGGATAGCAAATTCAGCATCTCAATCATTTAGTTATAAAACAGCGGATATAGAAATGAATGTAAAATCTTTACTTCAATCTTGGATGAGTGGTTCTAGACCAAATGATGGTATGATTTTAAAATATTCCGATACTTTTGAAAATGATACTAAAGATTATGGACAATTAAAGTTTTTTTCTAAAGAAACAAATACAATATATCAACCTAAAATAAGAATTGGTTGGAATGACCAAAACTTTTCAACAGGAACATTAACAGCAATTTCTAACGATGATATTAAAATAGGAATTACTAATCTTAAAAAAGAATACAAAGTAGGAACAACTCCAAAATTAAAAATTTTTGCTAGAGAGTTATATCCATTAAAAAGTTTTTCAAATTCTTTTTCTTACAACACAACAAAATATTTACCGCAAACATCATATTATCAAATAAAAGATTTTGCATCAAATGATATTATAATACCATTCAGTGATTATTCAAAAATAAGTTGCGATTCAACAAGTAATTTTATTAATTTAAATTTATCAAATTGGGAATCGGATAGAGTATATAAAATTGAATTTAAAGTTATTTTAAATGGAAGTGTTCAATACTTTGATGATGAAATAACTTTTAGTGTTGTAAAATAAGAATAAAATGGCAATGACAGGATTAAAAAATGAAAATTTGGTAAACGCTATAGAAATTAGCGGGTCTCTTGCTTTGCCGCAAAAAACAAATTCTGGTTTATATGATTTTAGAGCAGATGTACCAACAGATGGAGTTTTGTTTGGAAAATTAACTAAGCCAAAATATAACGAAGAAGAATTAATAAAATCAATAGATACGGTAATATTTGAATTATTACCAATAGAAGAACCAGAAAGACCGGAAATGGTTCTTAAAGTAATTTACGATGCAGCTTTAGAGGATATAAGATTGAGAGATATAACAATAGCTGAACAAACTGATATTATATTAGATTTAAGAGCAAAAGTAACTGAATTAGAAATAGTTTCTCAAAGTTTAAGAGTTGAAATAGATGGTAAGGAATTATTAGTTGCAAATGCCGATAATCAATCTTTACAAGCAAATTCTAAAGTAGCAAGTTCATTAACTGATTTACAAAATGCAATTCAAAAAGCAACTGCTGAATCAATACAAAGGGTTTCTTTATTTGCTAGAAATCAAGCATTAGAGCAAGAATTGGGAGCATTGAGGGAGCAATTATATGGTAAGCAAGGTAAACTTGCTGAAGGTGCAAAAGTTGGTGAAGATTTTGCTGCAAAAATTATTGAAGTAAAAGAAAAAGATTTGGGAGATATTGCATATAGAGCAAGAGCTAACAAAGCAACAGAAGAATGGCTAAATGGCCCTACATTGGAACTTACAAACTTTACAACTGACAAAGATACAACAATATCATTTACTATTTCTGGAGACCCAATTATCAATGTACCTGGTTCGGTTACATTGAAAGCTGGTGAAACTAAGAATGTTAAATTGGTTGAAAACATTGGTTGGATTAGAGACCAAAAACCAAAAGGTGTAATTGGAACGGCTGGAGACAGAGAATATAGAAGTTCGTTAAAATTAAAATCAAGTGCAGGCTCAAGTTCAGAGGTTTCACTTTCTATATATTTAAAGAAGTTTAGAGGTAGTAGTTAAAAAATAAAAAAATGGCATTAAAATCTGTAAAACAATTAATAGAAAACAAAGGCTATTTTATAGAGCAAAAAGATAGAGCAATCTTTGAGACTGGAGATTTGCGTTCATTTTTTGGTTTTAGTGAAAATGATGCTATTGAGTTTATTGTTTATGATGATACTAATAATCAACTTCCACAAGGAAATGGTGAGATAGTAAGATATATACCACTATCTACAGAAAACATTAGTGATTATTTTTTAGTTCCAGATGGAACTGTATTTCAAAAGTATAATTTACCAAAAGAATATTTTATTGATGCGGAGAGATTATTAAGAGAAGCAGGATATAACAGTGGTGTATATAAAACACAAATTACTTTGATAAACAAAAGAGTTGGTAGTGAAAAAGAATTGGATAAATTATGGATTTCAGAAATATCTCCATCAAGAACAGAGATTAGACTTTTTCCATTAAGAAAAAACCAACCACCTGAGTTAATAAAAAATTTAGAAGAAAGATTTGGTATATTTGTGGAAAATAAAAAATTCAGAGAAGACTACATTTATCAAGCATTTCAATATATAGAAAAAATTAATCCATCTTTGATAAGTTCTTTTTTAAAAACTAAATATGGAAATGAATTTTTTGATGTTTTGGTTAATGAATATAAAATACAAAGTTTTGATGTATTTGTAACGGATATTCATAAAAGATTTATAGAAGCTTCTATATATGAATTTACCAATAGAATATCAAATATAAATGATGTTAATTATGGTAAACCCAAAAAAACCAAACCACCAATTACAATCACAGAAGCTAAAATCAAATCATCAATTGAGGGTATCTTAGTTTCTTTGTTTGATAAATATTTAGCATCGCCTGATATAGTAACAAAAAGTTCCTTTGATAATAAAGTAGAACAAAGTGTAGACCCTATTTCAGAAATTATACAAAGTAAAACAAGTGATATTGAAATACCAAGTGGTGATGTTAAAGTAACTAAAAAAATTGGTATAGTTACAAAACCAATAGAAAAAGATTCTTCAATAAAACTTAAAGAATTAATTAAAAAACAATTACCAATAATTGGTGACCAACCGCCACCAATTATAAAAACACCAATAGATGAATTACCTATATTTGATTTACCACCACTAAGAGAAGAAATTGTTGTTAAAGAAGAACCTGTGGTGATAAAAACAAATCCAATAGGTGGTATTAGTTTTGGTGGCGGTGGTGGTGGAAATCGTGGTAGAGTTGTTGTTAATGATAGAAATAATTTAGGAATTGATTTAGGTGGATTTTTTGAAAATTTGGATAACGTAAGAAATGAAAATTTTGAATAATAAAAACAAATGAGATTAATAGATATAGAAGATAGTTTAGAACCAAAATCGGATTCTCAGAAGCTAGAATTTTTAACACCATTGGAAGGTGGTATAAATTCTGATGGTGATGTTTTTATAAAAAACCCATCCACCAATGCTCCTATCAAAATTGATAAATCTCAAGATTTGGTTGGTACTGCAAATTATGCACCAACTTATTTTTTTAGAGTTGCATCAAATGTGGATAACGCATCAATTTATTTAAATGGAGAAAATACATTTAAATTAACTCCTGATAGATTAAGTATAAGTGTAGATGATGTTATTAAAAATGGTGGATATACAATTACTATTCAAAAAGAGGGTTATACAACAAATGAAAAATATTTAATTGAAGTTTTATTTACTCCAAAATATTATCAAGACGATTCTTTTATAAGAAATTTAACACCAATTGATAATACATATAATCAATTTGATAGATTTGGTGTACCAACATTTAACTCAGATATAACAGCTAAGAGATTAATGGATCCTGTTTATGTAGGAGAACCAGCTTATACACTTAGAATAACAAAATACGAAAATAATATCCAAACACCTTATGATTATGATGTCAATAATCAAGTAAGAGAATTATTATTTTCTAATCTACAAATTAAAAATCCAAAAGATATTCCATCGGATGAAGAATTACCAAAAGAAAATTTATTTCCTGTAAGTGTAAGCTTAAATGGAGATAATGTATCTTCTATATTGATTGTAAATAATACGGATAGAGTAGAATTAAATAGAGGTATAAATGATTTTAAATATCCTTCAGGTACAAAAATAAAAATAGCATCTTCTAATTTAGAAAATTTTAGAATTAGTTCAATAATTGTTACGGGTGAAAATAAAAACAATATTGAAGCTCAAAATTCATTAGAAAGTGTAACCACTGAATTTGTATTAACAGAAGGTATTGGTATTGAAATTAATACTAATAACATTACACCAATAACCTTAGCACCACCATCAATTGCATTTGTAAATGTAAATGATTTGGCAGAATATAATATTAATACAAAATCTGGTGTTGCAATAGGATTGACAAAAATTGGTGATGTTTCTTCATTAAGAGTTTTATTAAATAACCAAACAATTGAATTTGGAAATCCTTGGGAAACTGTAAGAGGAAATGCAGCAGTAGTTTTAATACCTGAAAAATATTTTACTTCGATTGGTGTTTATAGAGTTATAATAGTTGCATCTAATGCAGATGGTGATAGTGAACCAATAGAATGTAAAATAAATGTTGTAAACAAAGTTTATGTTGGTACTCCTGATATAAGAAATATAGTTTTTCCACAAAATATTAAAGGAAAAGATTTTGTAGGATTTGATGTAGATTTTGATATTGCATGGCAATCGGTAAATACTGATTATGTTTTAATTAAACCATTGGGTTTAACAACGTCTACAAAAGCACAAGCAGCAGGTTCGATAACATTTAATTTTAAAAAGTTATTAGAATTAGCAGCTTCAACAAATATTGATACATCAAAAGATATTGTTCAATTAAGTCTTATATTAACTCCATATAACACAAGTGGACAAGAAGTAATTTCTGGTAAAGATGAATTAATAACAATTAATTTTGAAAAAAGCAAAAAAGTATTACCAAGAAATGTTGCAATTAATAGATTAGTAGAAGGATTTATAAATCAACTAGATTCTTCTGTATTTGCTGAAGAAAATTCAAAATATTTAACACATCTTCTTCATTTAGGCGGTGGTGATAATAAAATTATAACAACTTGGGTTGGTGATAGAGAATCTTTAATTTTAAAATTATATGAACCTGTAACAACCGCAATACAACCAAATCAGCAAGTATGGATTTCAAAAATACAATCAAATCCAATTCTTGAAACTATAACAATTACTGGTGTGGAATCTGATTTGTGTCCACCACTTAAAGGACCAAATTTTAGTTTAGAACCTGATAATGGTATTGGATATACAATTTTTGAAGATTTAGTAGCTAGTGGTTCTTTAACTTCGGATGCAATCGCAAATAGATTTTTAGAGAAAAGTGGAATAGATACAAATAAATTAAATATACAATACCAAAGTGGTTCGGTATATACATTTGAAAACTTTTCACATTTTGGTTCTGCTGCAGAAAGAGCTAAAAATTTCTTTTATAAAGCTAAATTAATTGAAACTTTAAAAGTAAGGTACGAAACTTTAATAACACCACCATCATTCCCAGTTGGTACAATTCTTACTGAAGCAACTGGTTCACATGAATCTTATTTAACAATAGATGGATACCAATTCGTAACCGAAGATGGTGCATTTGATATTCAGTATGAAATTCAATATTTTAACGCAGTTCCAGAAGCTAATGAAGCAAAAAGAGTTTTAAATGAATTAAATCTTTTATTGAGAAACTTAGATGGATTTGAAAAATGGATGTACTCATCTTTAGATTCTTTAGCATATCCAAAAGAAATTTTAGTTTTACCAAATGGAGTCCCAGTTTACATATTAAAATTATCAAATAGTGCAGAAGTAACAGCTTGGTATGAAAATTTAGTACAAGAAGCTGAATACTATGACAAATATAATGCAAATTATCTGATAAATAACATTCCAGAATTTATTTATTCGGATGTGGACAATTCTCAGTTTTTGTTGTTCTTAGATATGATTGGACAACATTTTGATATTATTTGGTCATACATAAACGCTTTAAATAGAGTAAGAGTAGTTGAAGAAAAAACTGATTTGGGTGTTCCTGATGATTTAATATGGCATTTATTAAAATCAATGGGATGGGATGCTAAAAGAGCTTACGATTCACAATTTATTTGGGAATATGCTTTTGGATTAAAGAGAGATGGTAATACTGCATTTTCAATGCCTTTAGAAGAAGCTAACAATCAAGTTTGGAGAAGAATTATAAATAACTTACCATATTTGTTAAAACACAAAGGTACTGCTAGAGCTATGAAAGCTATAATGGCTTGTTATGGTGTGCCACAATCTCTTTTAACTATTATGGAATTTGGTGGACCTCAAGATCCAACTATTGGTGGTTCTAGAGATTTTAGTTTCGAAGATAGAACAGCGGCAATTTACTTAACACAAAGTTCAAGCATAAAAATTCCTTGGAAAGAAGTAAATGGAAACGTACCTTCTTCAATAGAATTTAACTTTAAGCCATCAACTTTACCAAATACACAATATACTTTAATTTCATCAAGCCAATGGACTTTGGATTTAGTACAAACAACTGGTTCATTTGGTAAATTAGAATTAAACTTTGGTGGTGATTTGGGCGATTCTCCTTACATTTTAAGTGGAAGTGGTGCAGGGTATCCGTATTTTGTAACAACAGTTGAATATGTTTATGGACCTGATTTATTTACGGGAAGTTTAGAATTCCCAATATCTACAGAATATTATTCTAATGTATGTGTTAATAGAACTGATTATGGTGGTAATAGTTCTCTTTATGAAGTTTGGTTAGGTACATCAAATGGAAATAGAATTATAACTTCAGTTAGTATGTCTATCTTTACTGAAGATTCTCAATGGATAAGTGGTTCTTCATTACAAATTGGTGGTAATGGATTTGTAGGAAATGTTGATGAATTCCGTTTATGGAGAGTTCCTTTACAAAGAACTAAATTTAACAATCACGTTTTACACCCTGATTCAATAGCTGGTAATTCATACACCGCTTCTACTGAAGACCTTTTATTCCGTTTAGATTTTGAATATCCAAAAGATAGAACCGCAGACCCATATATTAAAAATGTAGCTATTAACGAAACATATGGAGAATCTTATGCTAGTGCTAGTAATATGTATTCGGCATCATCATATCCATATCAATACACCCCATACGAAAGAACTGTAACAGCTACTGTTCCATCTTTAGGATTTAATTATTCAAATAAAATTAGATTTGAAGAACAAGAACTTATTGGAAATCTTTCTTATAAAGTTAGAGCAACTAAAAAATCATTTGATAGAGCTCCAATAGATTCATCACGTTTAGGTTTATTCTTCTCTCCAATTAAGGAGTTGAATATGGATATTGTTAAAGCCTTTGGTGATTTTAATATTGATAATTACATTGGTGACCCATCGGATGAATATAGATATTCATATAAAGAATTGGAAAATTTAAGAGAATATTATTTTGAAAGATTGGATAGAAATGTAAACGAATATATTCAATTAGTAAGATATATAAATAAATCTCTATTTGATGTATTGGCTGATTTAGCACCTGCTAGAGCAAAGGTATCTAAAGGTTTACTTATTGAACCACATTATTTAGAGAGAAGTAAAACAAAGTGGGATAAACCAATAGCAGAAAAAAATAATTTTGAAACATCAATAAATACCTTTGATGATGTAACTATACAATCTTCTTATGATGTTTATAATGGAGAACTAAATGCTGAAACAATAACAACATTAGTTGGTGATTTAAATAATTATGAGACTATTATAAATGTTGATAATAGTACAATTTTAGATGGTACATATCCAACATATAATACTACTATAAATGTAGAAGACCAAACAATATTAGAAGCAGAAGCACCATTTTATGATGTAGAAATATCAGTACCAACTGGAGCTACATTAACTGGTGAGGCTGATGCATTTACTTTTGAGGCTATTGGTATGGAAAAAGATTCTATATCAAATTTAGGATTTGGATTATACGGAAAGGGTGGTGTTGGTATTTATAAAAAGTATGATATATTTGGAAACTATACACAAAGTAGACAAAATATTTATTTAGTAAAAGAACAATATACTAAAAAAGTTTCAACTCAAACTGCTGGTTATCCAACAAATGGAGCAGTTGCTGGTGAGCAAGTAAAATATGAAGATGTAAATGTTGCATATAACAAATATAGAGTTTCGTTGATGCCATTTAGTGGAAGTTTAGCAGTTGGTAATAATACCATTTCAGTAACACCTTTAAATGGATACTTACCATCTCACTATCGTTATACGAATAATTTAGGTGAGGGTATGTTACGTTCATTCTGGAAAGGTTCTCAACAAACAGCAGCAACCACACCTGATGGTTTAGACCCAGTAGAAACATTTACAACTAATCCTAACATTCTTAGAGTGGCTAAGACTGGTAGAGGTAGTGGTGAACCAATTTTGGAAGTGGATTAAAATTGAAAATAACAAATGGTTATATTTATTTTAGAAATAAAGCATTAAAAACAATATCAAATGGCATATTTAGATAATACCGAAATTACCGTTGATGCTATCCTTACTAAAAAAGGTAGACAAAAATTAGCATCCGGTCAATCTTTGAACATCACCAAATTCGCTTTGGGAGATGATGAAATTGATTACACACTTTATGAGCCTGCACACCCAAAGGGTTCGGCTTATTATGATTCAGCAATTAGAGCAATTCCTGTAACTGAAGCAACTCCGGATGAAACTCAAGTACTAAGATATAAATTAGTAACTTTACCAAAAGGAACAACACAAATTCCTTTAGTAAAACTTGGTATTCCATCAATTGGAGTTACTCAATTAGAAGGTGGAGTTTCTATGTTGCCAACTACATCTCCTGCTGGAAACGCAGCAGCTGGATACACTATGGTATTGGCTGACCAATCAGCAGGTACTTTAACTGTGACAAGAGGAGCAACAGCAACTGGTACTGTTCCTGTATTCTTAGGTGAAGAAGTTTCAACAACTGCACAAGTAGTAACTGGTTTAGAGTTCAAGTTTACTCCAAATCCATCATTAACTTATGATGTATCAACTACAATAACTGTGTATGGTAACGAAACAGGTGGTTCACAAACTATACCAGTAACCGTAACTTATCAAGCTTAAAATTAAAATAGAATATGGCACTAATAAATGACCCTAATGTAACCGCCCAACTGGCAGCATTGGCAAATCAGGGAACAATTGATACAAATACAATTGTATCTTTATTAAACTCTGTTTTACCTGCTGGACAACAAATCGCAGTTGGTTCTGGCGTTACAACAGGAATATACAAAAGATTTGGAGATTTTGATAAAGTAAATGCAAAAGTTGAAGTTGTAACTACTGGATTGTGGACTAACGATTCTGGTTCTTTAACAGCATTTTATACATCATCAACTCAAGCAACCGCAACAAGCGGACAATATTATTATAATGTTTATAACGCAAATCCTGCAAGTGATTCTTCGGCAGAAGTACAATATGCAGTAGCATATGGACATGTTGATGGAAGTGGTTCAGTAGATTTAGCAACTGATGATAATTCATTATTAGCAACTAAAGCTACTTACGCTCAGTATCGTACAATGTTGTTAGATGACCCAACCGCTAAATTTCAATTTGAAAATGCAAGTGGTGTAGCAACTAATGCAAACGATATTTATGTAATTAATATTGCTAGAGCAAGATTCAGAGAAGAAATGGATGCAGGAAACTGGTCACTTAAAGTTTCTGGCTCTAATGGATTATTTACTTTTATTGATGATAGTGGTAAGAAGTTTGGAGATACTTTAGGTAAAGCTGGTAGAGTATTCAAAGTTGTATCTGGTTCTTTAAATTTAGGAACTCAAAACGATGCAACTGTAGTATCAACAACCGCATCAAACGGATTGGGATATGGATTATTTTATCCTGATAAAGGAATAATCATCCTAAATCCTGCAGCAATTGGAACTACTGTTGGTAATGTTTTCAATGAAGCTTTCCAAACTATTGGAACTTTAACACCAGCAACATCAACCGCAACTGAGCAATATAATCATAAGAGATTATACTACGCAATTAAGCATGGTAAGGACTTTGAAGCAAGAAGAACTGAAGATGTATCAACTCAACATTTCTTTGTAAGAGCAACAAATAGAGAGTTTAACTACTCTAACAACCCAACATATGTAAATACTGATGGTACATTCCAAGAAACAACATTCGAAACTGACCCACAAACGTTCATTACAACTGTAGGTCTTTACAATGATGCAAATGAAATGATAGCAGTAGCTAAAACTTCTCAACCAATTGTAAAATCTTTTGATAAAGAAGTATTGATTAAAGTAAAATTATCATTCTAATTTTTATAATCTAAAAATATGAAAACCCCCGATTTAAAGGGGGTTTTTCATTTAGGAAATATTTATATAAAACCCAAAATAATAAATGCTAAAAGAAATCCCAAAATCGGATATCACTACAAGACAATTTAAAGTTTATAAAGAATGGACTTTAGATGAAAATGATATTCAGCCAATATTTGGTAAAAGTGGTAGTTTTGGAAACTATGATGAAGAAATTGAAGAAAAATCATATGGTATTTCCAAAGCAGCATTTTTTCGTTCTATAAAAGCTCAATTTTATAATAATCCATCAACAGCTTCAATATTAACCGAAGTTGGTAGAAGACAATCTTATGCTTCAACTAATGAAAGAGTTTTGGAAAGTGAATTGGCAGTTTTAGCAGTTCCACAATCTAAGTATGGTGAAGGTATTAAGGTTGGTTCTGTACAATTTATAAGTGGAAGCGAAACTTTTGTAGATGATGGGTATTCTAATTTAGTTTACAATAATGAAATAAGAGGAAATGTATTTTATGACAGGGGTATAATTGTTTTAACAAAAAATATAAACAGTGGCTCTGTATTAAATTCATTTACTTTAAATTATCGTTCAACTAAAACCATTTATGAAAATGAAATTTTTCTAACTGTTTTAGAAAACGAATTTAACACATCAACTAATCCAACAGCCATAGATTGGAGTTCTGATAAAAAATCTGGTAAAATAAAATTGCATTCTATAACTTCTTCAATAGACCCAACGGTTACAGCAGGTTTTGCTGATTTTGAATTTAGTTCTTCAATAGACCCAACTGGTTCTTATTTGGCACCTTATATAACAACAATTGGATTATATGATAACGATTTAAATATGGTTGCAGTTGCAAAGTTACCACAACCAATGAAATCTTTACCAGATTATCCAATAAATTTTATTGTTCGTTTGGACACGTAAGGTTATATTTATATAAAGAAAAATAATTAAAAATGCCAACAATTTTAGATATATTTGCAAAAACTCCACCAAAAACTGGAGCTGCTAATGTTAAAGGTGTAGATACAACTCCTATCGGAACTGATAATCCTAGAGGTGAAATGAAACCATCTAAGGATTTATCTAAAGATGAAAAGAAATTATTCAAAGCAAGAGGTGGGGTATTGAAAAATAGAAAATACTCCGATACTTTTAAAAAGTAATTAATGTCTTGGAAATTTAAGGGAAATATTGTTACGGAAGAAAATACACCAGAGGGTGCGGTTGGGTTTGTCTATAAGATTGTACACACTCCAACTGGTAAATTCTATATTGGTAAAAAATCACTCACTTCAACCCGCCGATTAAAACCCCTAAAAGGGAAAGTTCGTAAAAGAGTAGTTCGTAAGGCTTCTGATTGGGAGAAATACTATTCATCAAACGAATGGATTAAGAACGAAGTAAAAGAAGGTAGAGGGGAAGATTTTGAAAGAGAAATCATCCAATTCTGCTTTAGTAAAAAATCACTTACATATTGGGAAGTTTGGTGGCAATTCAAACTAGATGTTTTGATGGACCCGCAATCTATTAATGAAAATTTAATGGGAAAATTCTTCCGAAAGGATATATATTAATAAACACACGTTATGACTTTAGATGAAATTTGTAAAAAGTACGGCATTTCAGATGCATACTTAAATTCAAAAGATGATGCACATTCTATTGCAGCTGCATCCCTTATAGACCTTAAAGGTATGGTTTTAAACAATACTCCAAGAGAACAAGTTGCTAATAAATTACAATTTTTGGCAGATTTTCTTACAGATGTTAAAAACTCAAATTGGGGTTAAAATATTTGGTTATATCCTAAAAAAGTTGTATATTTGTAGGGTATAACACAAAATATGCTATCTGGTAAGAACAAATTAAAAATAATCACTATATTAGACTCGGCATTGGGAGTTGGTTCATCCTTAAAGGGAAATGAACAGGCACACCATTGTCCATTTTGTAATCACCATAAAAAGAAGTTACAAATTAACTTAGATACTCAAAGATGGCATTGTTGGGTATGTGATTCTAAGGGTAGAAGTATTCAATCCCTTCTTCGCAAACTCAATGTGGATTTGAGGGATGTGGCGGTTGTAAAAGATGTATATGGTGATGAGCCTGAATATGACCCAAAAGAGGAATTTGTAGCTAAGTTACATTTACCTAAAGAATTTAAACAATTATATTTCAAACCAAAAGGTATTAATCCTTTGTATAACCAAGCCATTCACTATCTTACCAAAAGAGGTATAACTCAAGCGGATATTGTAAAGTATAACATCGGATATTGTGAAGATGGACTTTATGGTGGGAGAGTTATCATTCCTTCTTACGATGATAATGGTGACTTGAATTATTTTGTAGCTCGTTCTTTTTATGAAGATGAGAGGATGAAGTATAAGAATCCACCAATTAGCAGAGATGTAATTGTATTTGAGAATATGATTAATTGGAACGAACCTATTATTTTGGTTGAAGGTGTATTTGATTCTTTCTCAGTTAAAAGAAATGTAATTCCATTGTTAGGTAAATTCTTACTTAGCAAACTCAAAAATAAAATTATGGAAAAGGGTGTTAAGGATGTAGCAATTATGTTAGATTCTGATGCCGTAGAAGATTCCACTAAACATACTGAATGGTTTATTAAGAATGGTATAAGTGTAAAGAACATTATACCAACTGATAAAGATGCAGGTGAAATGGGTTTTAAAAAAGTAAATGAAATATTAAAAGATGCCAAAGAAACTGGATGGGATGATTTGGTGATGGCAAAGTTAAATAACATATGAGTAAATTAAAAAGAATTTATCATATTGCGGATATACATATCCGTAATGTAAAGAGACACAAAGAGTTTAGGCAAGTATTTGAAAAAATGTTTGAAGAAATCCGTAAAAGAGGAACTGAAGATTCAATCATTTATTTGGCAGGTGATATTGCACATGCTAAATTAGAAATGTCACCTGAATTAGTGAAAGAGATTAGTTGGTTATTTACCGAATGTTCAAATACATGTCCAACAATTCTTATTGCTGGTAATCACGATTGTAATATGAACAACCAAGACCGATTGGATGTTCTTTCACCAATTGTAGAAGCTCTTAACCTACCTAACTTTACATATCTAAAAGATACTTCGGTACATTGGGTAGATGATGTAGCATTTTCAGTATTCAGTATTTTTGATAACAAAGATAATTGGATAATGGCTGATGATTTTAGTTTACAATCAGCCCGATTAAAAGTTGCACTATTTCACGGACCTGTTGACCATTCACAAACCGATGTGGGATATGTTGTAAGTAGTAGACATTTCACAACCGATTTATTTGATGGTTTCCATTTGGCACTTTTGGGTGATATACATAAAAGACAAGAATTGATTTCACCTAAAGGATGTAAGTGTGTGTACGCTGGTTCATTGGTACAACAAAACTTTGGAGAAACCTTAGATAAGCATGGTTTTTTAGTTTGGGATTTAGATACATTAACATATGAAGAAGTTGATATTAAAAACGATTATGGTTATTATACCATGGATATTATCGCAGGAGTTGTTCCTGACGTTACTGATTTACCTGTTCATCCAAGGCTTAGGGTAAGATTCTCCGATACCGATGCGGTTGATACAAAAAGAGCAATCACCGAAATAAAAATAAAATATGGTGTAGATGATTTTACAACCATAAGGACAGATAGTTTCCAAAAGAAAAAAACTGGTGATAGAGATAATCAATTAGAGCTAGAAGATATTACGGATGTAAATTATCAAAACTCACTTATATCTGACTACATTCAAAGGATGATGCCATTCGCAACTGCGGAAGATGTAGCAGGAGTACAATCACTAAACAAAGATATTAATAGTAGAATAGTATTGGATGAGCTGACAAGAAACGTACAATGGAAGCCGGTAAGATTTGAATTCTCCAATATGTTCAGTTACGGTGAAGACAATGTAATCCATTTTGACAAAGTAAATGGACTAATGGGCTTATTCGCACCAAACGCAGCAGGTAAATCATCCCTATTTGATGCAATCTCTTTCTGCCTGTTCGATAGATGTAGTAGAGCCTTTAAGGCAGCTAACATTATGAACAATAGAAAGAGTGATTTCCACTGCCAATTGGATTTTGAAGTAGAAGGTATTCCATACTCAATCCGTAGAGAAGCACGAACTATTAATAAGGGAAGAAACGTAAAGGTAGATGTGGAATTTTGGAGAACCAATGGAACGGAAAGAGAATCCCTAAACGGAACGGAGAGAAGGGATACCAACCAAATCATTGAGGGATATGTAGGGAGATATGAGGATTTCGTTATGACTGCCCTATCACTACAAGGTAACAATGCTCTATTCATTGATAAATCACAATCGGAGAGAAAGGACTTGTTGGCTCAGTTTATGGGCTTGGATATATTTGATAAGCTGTATGAAACGGCTAGTGAAGAAATTAAGGAAGTGGCTGCACTAATCAGAAATTTCAAAAGGACGGATTTTACGACTGAATTAGCCCAAAAAGAAACCGACTTGAAGTCCCAAAAGGAAACTCTGAAAGAACTTAACAAAACCCAAAGGGAGCAGAATGAAAGTAAGGATGCGATTCAAAATCAAATTACGGAATTGAGTAAATCCATCACCCCAATAGATAGTAAGTTGGATTTGGTTGCATTAGAGAATGCGGAGAGCACTATTGAACGCAAAATCCAAACCAATGAAAGTGATAAGGAAACTAAAATAGCTAAAATAAACGAATATATAGGGTTATTAGGAGAGGTTTCTCAATCTATTAACGAACATGCAGAAGTAAACGGAATACCAATAGATGAAGCTAAGAAGGAGTGGGATTTGGCTAAGGGTAAAATTGTAGAAGTTCAACAACAAATAGATAAGTTAGAATCTCAATATGAATCTAATTTAGAAAAACTAAAACATTTAGAGCAACATGAGTATGACCCTAATTGTCAGTTTTGTATGAACAATGTATTCGTAAAGGATGCTATTCAAACTAAAGAAGTTGTTAAAACACAAGAATCTCAATTAGAAACTCTTAATATTGCACATCAAGCTTTAATCAAAGCAACCGAACCATTTTCGGAAGTAGAAGATGTTTGGGCTAAATTAGTTGAATTAAGAAACAAATACACTAGAGGTGTGGTGGTTAAGGAAAAGGCAGAAGCTGAATTAAATGGATTGGAAACACAATCACAACTTTTACAAACTCAATTAGAAGGTGTAAAGGCTGATAAGAAACGTTACTTTGATAATGAAGCCACAATTAAAAAGAATGGTGAATTGAACGAACAAATCAAAGGGTTGGAAGATGAAAAGAAAGAAATTGAAAAGAAAATAAAAGATACAAATAAACAAATTCTTTCAGTAACTGGAACTATTGGTTCTATTGAATCTTTTATTAAAACAACTAAAGATAAGATGGATGAGGTTAAAGAATTAGAACATAAGAATACCTTATACACTTACTATTTAGATGCGGTTAAGAAAGATGGTGTTCCATACGAATTGATTTCCAAAGCAATGCCTGTTATTGAGAACGAAGTAAACAATATCTTAGCGCAGGTTGTAGATTTCTCTCTTTCAATGGATACTGATGGGAAGAACATTAACGCTAAAATCGTTTACGAAGACCAAGAGTGGGCTTTAGAGATGTGTAGTGGTATGGAGAAGTTCATTAGTGGATTAGCGATTAGAGTGGCTCTAATTAACATTTGCGGACTTCCTAGACCTAACTTCTTAGTAATAGATGAAGGGTTTGGTACATTAGATGCGGATAACCTATCATCCTTATTTATGATGATGCAATATCTTAAAACTCAATTTGATTTCATTTGGGTTATTTCTCACTTAGAACAAATGAGAGATATTGTAGATGGATTGATTGAAATTAAAAAAGAAAACGGATTTTCTAAAATTAACTTTTAGAATTTACTGGTAATATATTTTTAGGTAGAGGTTTCTTTGAAGCTTCTACCTTTTCTTTTATAAGGGTTTCTACCAACCCATTTATTTTGTATCCTTTCTCTTTACAAAACTCCTTCAAAATTTGATGTATTTCGGCATCAATTTGAATCATTGCGTATTTTTTCATTACTTCTTTATTTTTCTTTAGAATTCTATATATAATTATGGAGATAAAAAATTATCCCAATATTTATTTTATATAATAACGAAAATAAATGGCAGTAATCAAAAAATATGGAGAAGTTTTAACACAAAACTTAACATCATTTGGAACATACATAGTTGATACAGCACCAAACTCACAGTACTTTAAAATTACAGAATTTAAAGATACATTTACTGGTGGTAAAAATGGATTTTTAATTGAAGGTTCTGAGCATCTAAAGGAAACTACAGAAGTTAAAGTACAAATTTTAGATGTAAATGGTGACCCTGTTTACTATGAACCTGGTAATGGTGTGCCTGAATACTATGAAGGTACTTCAAAATTAGTTGCTGTTTATGTTTATGAAGATACACCTATTGGTACTGCAAAAGTTACGGTATTGGGTGAATTAAAAACTTATGTAGATGATGGTGGAGTTGTAAGAGATATACCAGATGAGTGGAAAGGTGTTTATAATGTAAAATGGGAAAAAACTTTCCAAATAAATAGATTACTTTCCAATGAAGATAAAGTAAGATTTTATAGAAGACCTGTTGTTAATATTGATGAAATAGTAAAACCTATATTCAATAATGTAACAACAATAATCACACAAACCGGTTCTTTAAGTGGTATTGCACAAGCTCCAAGAGCAGGGCAATCTATTACTAATTATACTGCACCAACAACATATCTTTTATCAATTAATGATTCAACAAACTGGACAGGTTCTGTTGTTGGTACAAATATTGAAGTACCATCTTTAGGATATACAACTTTAGCAGATAGTGTAATTAATAATAAAGAATTATTAGTTAAAAATCCATACACTATAAATGGATTGGTTGCAAATTTTGAAAACGAAGGATATACAGCATCATTTAATTTTATTGAAGGGGTAAATAATTTAAAAACTGCATTAACTGGTTCTTTTGCAAAAATTACTTTATCTGATTTAACTACATTTGTTGGTGATTGTGCTAGAGTAAAAATATTTAGAAAATCACAATCCGATTTAGCTGATTATCAATTTATACAAGAAATAAAATTAGAATCAAATGAACTTTTAATTGATTTAGAATCATATACTAAAAATCAAGAATATTACGGAATATTTGATACAACAAATTATAAAAATTATTGGATGACATCATCTAATAATTTAACTACAACATTTAATCAAAATTATTTATACGATTCGGTAAAATTAGATAGTACAAATGTAAATTATTTTCATACATCTAAATCATTAGATATTTCAGAAGGAATTGAATATACTCTTGGTTTTAATTTAAGAGTTGGCTCCGGTCAAGTATTAGCTGGTAATTACATAAAAGCTTTTATAAGTGGTTCAAAACAAACTACAATTGGTGGTTCTCCAAAAACTATTCAAATTGAACAAAATATTTCAACAATAACATCTGATAGTTCTCTTTTACAAAAAAACGAATTAACTGCAAATTTTAGCGCAGAACAAATTGATAATGCAAAATTATATTTTGAAGTAAAAGGAAATGGATGGTATATATCCGATGTTACTTTAAGAGCATCACAAGAAACAGCATTTTCACCAGATGAAATTACTTTTATACAAAGTGTTCCAAGAACTTTACCAGAAGAAACATTCTTATATCGTTTTGAGTTTTATGATATAAACAACAATTACATTCCTGTTTTAGTTGAAGCAACAAAAACATTTAATGGTGGTAATTTACAAAGAATTCAAAAAGGTTTAGTATTTACACCACGTTCATTACAATTTCAATTTGATTCTGGTTCAAGTCCAGTTCCGCCAACTGTGGTTGGATTTACGGTAACAAAAAATTTACTTACAGGTTCAGTAACATATACTTCACAATCATTTGATTTCGATGGTAATGAATTGTTTGGATATCAATATACCGCATCTATAACAAATGGTGGTGGATATCCTGGTTTGTTGGATGGAATTACATCCGATGCACCAACTATGACAGTACAACATTTTACTGGTTCTAGAACTGATAAAACTGTACAATTAATTAAAATTACAGGTGAAGTTGAAGGATATACTGATACAGTGATATTCAGTAGAGTATTAGATGGATTTGGTGGTGTGAATCATTTAATTAGACCTTATAGAGGAACACAAATTAGAAATAGTAGTACCGCATCTTTAGAAATTCAAGCAATTCGTATTGATGGTGTTAATGATATTGAATTAAGTAGTTTAACAAAACCAGAAAAGGGATGGCCGGATAAACAATTACACATTTTAGTAACAGGTTCAGCTGCAACTGGATTTCGTGAAAAATTTGTAAACTTAGCATACGCATCATCTAGCAAATATGTAAAAGGATTAACAACAGGTTCTTTAGGTAGTGGTGAAATAAATTATAATGCAACATTTACAAGAGATTCTATTGATTTTAGAAGAACAATTTATTTAATATCTTCACAATCTGCTGCATCGGATTGGGCATACAATACATCCGGTTCAGTTTTAGCATCAATTATATTAGAAGATTTGCAAGATGGATTGGATAGTGGTGTTATAACTTACAATGCGGATTCATACACAATTAATCCAAGAACGGAAACATTATTTAGACCCGGTTTTGGTTTTGCAACTGCATCATTTAGTATAAGAGGAACTGCCGGTGGTAATGAATTTGTAACATCTTCATTTAAGATATTCCCATCAATGTCTATAAATAAAGATTTTGTTCCTGAATATTGGATGTATTATACAACACAAAGTTGTCATCCGACAATAACGGTAACTGCAGTTGATGATAATAAATTAACAATACCATCAAGAACAACATCTTCATTTGTTTCATCACCTTTATTACAAACTAAAAACTTAACATTAACATTTACTTATACTGAACCTTGGACTTCAGCATCAGTAAGTGTTGATAAAACATTTACTATTGTTCCAGAAGGTAAACCTGGAGATGAAAGTATTGTGTTTGAGATAACGCCAGCTAATGTAACTTTAGCAGCAAATTCTAAAGGTATTGTTAATGACTATAAACCTACTATAACTCAAATAAGATTAAAGCAAGGTTCTAGATATCTTTCATTTACCGGTAGTATATCTCAATCTGGTACATTCCATATAGCAACTGCTTCAATATACTCATCTAATATAACTGGTGGTTTGGTTTATTTTGATAATGCTTATACCGAATCATTAATAGTAAGTCAATCAAGTGGATTTATAAATTTAAGTGGTAGTATAACATATCCATTGATTATACATCCATATTATACATCATCAATTTATACAGCAAGTGTAGTACAACAATATACAAAAGTATTAGATGGACCTCCACCAATACAAATTGTAATCTCACCAACATCAGTAGCAATACCAGCAGATGAAGTTGGATATGTACCATCATATACAAATGCAAATACATCAATTATTGTAAAAGAAGGTGATGACTTTTTATTATATACCGCATCACAAGCACCTGGAACTTGGAAAATAAATTCAATAGAAACAAGAACAGGTAATGTTTGGAATATAAGAACCGGTTCATTAGTAACAGGTTCTGCTAGTAGTTCTTTTGGAACATTTAATCGTTTCGATTATCCATATGTATCCGCAAGTGCATTATATACAATTCAGGTATATCCATATG